ATTATACATTTTCCTTCTCAATAAATATGAGTTTAACGTCTTCAATCATTGTTGCTTTCTCCATGTCTAAGCACAGATGGTTTAGCAACCCTTCAATTTCGTCTTCCGTCGTACTGTACTTGTTAGCCAGAACTTTGATCACCGTAGCGTACTCGTACCACATTTCCAACTTCAAAGGCCACTTGTAGTTTTCAACCACTTGCTTCACGCATGACAAATCTCCTAACATTGCACAATAGCTCAGATTCCTTGCCATGCAGATATTTCCCCTAGTTCCAACCATTCGCCCATTAAACATTTTGATGAGAAATTTTTCACTGGTGTTATAATCGTCTGTAAACGTTACACCTTGACTGAGTTGCCAATCACCGGTTTTCGTTTTTAGCCGTTTTTCAAACTTTCTCTGTTGCTCTCCGCGGAATCCATCTAAACTTATTCTGGTCTTTATTACGAGTGTCGTCACGTATGAAAATCTCGATGACACCAGTTTCTCTGACCATGTCAGTAAGATTCTTCCACGCGTCTTTTCAATTGTAGCTACTGAGAGTATGTATGCATTCTTCCTTGCTGTGATTTTCTCTAACTCAAATTCCGTCTCTGCCTTCCGTTGTTGTTCGTTAAATGAGCTCATTACTTGCTGATCACACAACTCCTCATGGTCAACAAACATCAGTGGGTTTCTTGCTGCCAACGTCGTTTTCCCATGTCCAGGGCCCATGCCTATCGCTAGGTTTACTTCAGGTTGACCTCCATTGCCGTTAAACACCTGATGACGACGACTCATACGGACAAAGTCTGGGCCCACCTCTAACTGTCCATTACTATTTGTGTATACTGTCATCCTCAAGAAGTTTCCTCCAACCTTGCTGATTACAGGTTTGGAAACCATGTTGTGTTGCCTTGCACTGTGTAGCATCACTTCTTCTTTGGTTACAAAGCCTCTGATTATCATCATGTTATCATCGCCCAAAACCAACATAATTACAAGACTTGCTATAAACCGTTCCACGAAATCCGCATGTACGTTCAAGTTGACTATCGTGTTGCCTATTGATGTAGATGCTTGACCCGTTAGTCGACCCGCATCACCGTCAAATCGTATATTGACTCCTTTAGCTTTCCAGTGCCGATGCACTTTTTTCCACGTTGCTATCATTTGCTTGCTGCAACCTAGCATTTCATAAATTAGCATCTCTGTTTCGATTTGTATCATGTCCGTTTGCCTATCCTGCTTTGCCAAATCGTCCTCCACAAACGTCACACCCTCTCCATTCAACTTGTTCAGACGAGCCGATAACTGTCGAGGTGTGTACCCATCGCTGTAAATCACTTGCGGTATTAAGACTCTTTTTAAGTTTTCCTTTGCCTGTAAAAACCCTGCACTAAACAATGCAGTTATTCCCTTTCGTTGCCATACTATTAATCGGCTAACTTGTTCGCTTATAGTCGTTGTGTACCCGTTCTCATCCAATGGTGACACTGTTAAAAAGTTGGACATCACGTCTTTCATCCTTGACTCAAGTTTTGTGTGGATATTCACCTGATCCAATCCGTGAACATCAAATCCTTCACTCAATATTAGATCTACCTCTTTCGTAATGGACAGACCATCCGGACGAGTTGACAACCAATCTCGGATTGCTGCAGTGTTCCAGCCAACCGGTTTTAACCATTTGTCACTTCCTGTCTTAAAATAAATTCGTCGAAAACGGTTGGCGTCAGTCTTAGGATCCCGGTTGACCTCTCTCAAGTGCAATACGCTCCCGAATAGTGTCGACACTGCTTGCCACCCGCCGTGAAGTTTAGAGTTGTATATTCCCTGAGCGTGTGTTGGCCACTCCCTTGTTTTAAGCTTGATGACGTCAGCTATCCCACTGAAACCTTCTCTTTGCCTCAATCGAATATCCTCTTTCGGCAAGTCTAAGACAGTCTCTATCATCCCTGTTTCATCATCCCAAAAGTTGATTGTTGATGGGTTTGGCAATTCTTGAATTACATCGTCTGCAGTGGGATTTGTAGCCGTGCCACCACCCACGATAAGATCGTCCTGTCCATAGACTTTAGAGTCGTCAGGAAGGGTTGCACTTATCACTATGTCGGGATCCACGAACATAGTTTCATTTAAACAGTCAATACTCAAGAGCGTTTGTTCCAATTCTGGCGTTATTTTCTCGTTAAAAGCGTCGCGCTTAATTTGCTCTTCGCTGCTTGATTTGGTTTCTTTGCCGGAATGTGTGAATTCTGGGGCGCCTTCATGCCCAAGTTCATCTATCAAGATTGCCTCTTCTTTTTTGGCTTTTATTTCAGTGTAACCTGCCCCGATAGGTGAAAATGTTAGCGTCAAGAAACTGTGTGGGTCTGATAGTAATAGCGGTTCCAAAACGAGTTCTCCTGTTAATTCTCGGTACGTGTCGATGCGAATGTCATATATGTGGTTGTCATTGACAAAGTTGTCAAATTCATAAACCCGCTTCACAATTTGATTAATTCGTGCTCCCTCCTGATGCTCTATCAAAGTGTATTGCATTACATTTTCTTCATACTCTGTATTAGTTAATGTGTGCGGTTGCTCCAATAATTCTAGCAACACTTGTGCTCTTTGTGGCTCTAACCTGTTGCCAACTGGTTTCCATGCTACTCTGTCCCAAGCTGCGACGACATCGGGATAGTTGAACTCAGTTTCCAATTCAATTATGTCGCAAATTCTCTTTAGGGATTGATTGTCTCCTGGTTTATTCGCTGCTGTGACAAGCTTGGGCAACCCCTCCTCCACGCCTAAACGGATTGGGCCACCGCCACCAAGGGCCGCGAACAGAGTTTCATCCCAAATTTCGTCATCGGGGAATCTCACTCTAGTTCGCGAAAGGTCGAGCATATGGTCACGATCTGGCCTTGCGTGATGATTCAGGTTGTCGAATCTTGCCACCAGCACTTTTTCAGCGATGGGGTTGACGCTCACTCCGGCATTCCAATCATGCCAGTCGGCCCATTTCTTCGATCCGCTGTTAATGAAACCTAATTGTTCTACTTCTCGTGTCAGAATCTGGCGGTCCAATGGTGCGGAAGGGCAGTCCAGTGCTACACCAACGTCATACACCACCAACGGATAGTTTTTGCAACAAATCGCGGTCATGTCATCTACTGTTGTCGCCACTGACCAGTCCAGACTTTGACCGTTTCCACATAAGTATAATCTCCCTGGTATCAATGTGTGATGGAACCAACCGTGCACTTCGTCAGCATTTTCTTTCTCTACCAGGCATGTTGTGCACTCTTCCCTAATGATGCCCCGATTGCTTTGCATCACTATGTCAAACCTGCCTTTTAGCCTTATTCTTCCGTTGCATATTTTGTCTGCTATCTTCTCGAAAGTCTTTGGGATCGGCTCTTCCGTTGCCAATAAGTTTCTGATCTCATGTGCACGATGATGAGCCAGCCTATCTCGCGGTCGCTGGTCACTTTTAATCTTTGCCACTACGAACTTGATCTCAATGACATCGGACCATGAGAATCTGGTTGTCGAAACCAAAGCACAGTGACTGTAACCATCACGATGCGCTGTAATTCTCAGCCAGTCGATCGGCCCATTATTAACTATATTTACTTTGAAGTGGTCACCGGTTATCAAACCGACATTTAATCCGCAGGCTCCCCACAACTGCATGATTTTCTCCGTGTCCTCATATTGCCTTATTCGGAGCATATTCAACCATGTTAGTTCGTCTAGAACGAATTTTTTCCGTTCTTCTTTACAGCGTGATCTCCTCAATCGTGTCGCGTGAATCCACACATCTCTCACGCAACCTCCCATTTGATCTGGACTCATAATAGTTTCGACAGAGCCCAAGCTCGCGGTTTTCCCTCTTCCCATCTTTGTTGGCAAGCTGTCGTATGGTAAAGACAACGTTCCCGTTGGCCAATCTATTTGGGTAAAATTTTGCGGGGCTGGTTCCCTCACTGCCTCTTGAGCTTGTTCGATCAATTCGTCCATCAATTTCTTATCTTGGCCACTCAGTGAGCTGGATGCTGGCGAGCCACGTGAATCATCTGGAACTTGCGGATCTAGCGCTTG